TTTACAAAGGCAGAGATAGCAAGGAAATTGGGTTCAATGAGGAGTACATTCGAGATAGACATAGACAAGCAGGATTCATCTCATACAGCAATACATGTTGCAGTAAGCTTGCATTTGATGGCAATATGCGCTACTAGGATGGGCTTAGATGATCTTGCTAGGGAAATAAGGCAGCAAAGAGTCATAGGTGATATGCAGGGGAGAATGAGAATCATCATGGGCACAGGGCTTGGTTCAGGAGATATATGGACACTGATAGTTAACCAGATAATGGCTATGAGCACTCTTGTGTCGAGGTATGAGATACCAAGGGGTGTTAGTGTCTTGCAAGTAGGAGATGACTTTACAGCAGACATTATGCTTCCTGAAAGAGAAAGATGCATAGTTGGATCTGAGGATGTGAAGTTGAAGTTTGTGACAACAGGTGATCTCATCTCAAACTATGAGATGGGGGTAAGGCCATCATTCACTTCTAACACAAGCATCAATGAAGAAACATCGATTGCTGCTAGGGTCAGGGGGATAGTCAAGATGGCTTTTTCTCCTAGGAATAGAACTCAGCACATTGCCTATGGCGTGGAGGCTCGGCAAATGCAGAGTACCATGGCAGTGCTCGGTATGCCGGAATATTGTGAGGCATTCCACAGATTATTTGGTGCGGATCCATCATTCGTTGAGCAGATTGTAACTAAGGCGTCATGGCTGAGCTCAAGGCATTTTGATGACATTCCAAACGATTTGAGATTGCATGCTGAAGATGAAAAGAAATGTGTTGTGCATTCAGCAGATGGGGGTTGTTTAGGATTTGCTCTTGCTCATGCAGTAGGCACTAATGTTCAGGCATTGAATGCATTCGGGACTTATACATCATGGAAAAGCAAGTCTGAAAGTGCTGATATATGTGCAGATAACAATGTTGATTTCAGTTTGGAAGATGGTAGGTTCATTAGAAAGAATAGTAGATCTACAGATTTAATTGTTCAAAAGTATTTAGCTAGAGGTAAATCCACGCCTGTAGTTTATATTTTTGATGATCATGCTTTGAGTGTCACAAGTGTTAGCAGTGAGACTGTGACATTTAGTGGCATAAAGAGATATAAGGTTAATCTTATGACGGAAACAATTGAGGATATGGATTTTTAGGATCCAACCTTAAAGTCTAGCTATCGACTTAAAATTTAGCCGTCTGGTTGTACGAGACCAACGTTATCATCTCAATTAATTGAAGAAAATAGATTTGTGAGACTCGATGACAACCGCCGGTGAGATACTAAGAAAATATGTATTGTCGCTGTTATAAACGTATGAAGGAAGGAGTTCAATATGTCAATTTGATCTCGGCCCAAAAACCATCAGCATATACTTGTTGACACCTTCGGACGTGCCATTGCAAGTGGCTCCCGGTTAGTCGTATCCTACACGGCAAGACTGTGCAAATGTAGCAACCACAAATGAGTGGCAATGCGAGGTCTCCCATATGGTAGTGAAATTTTCCAACAATATTTCATAACATTCTCGTGAAATGTTTATGGCATGATCAGGCGTGAGTCATTTATTTGAAACTCATGACCGGACAGAATTATAGTAGCAGTCGGTCAAACATGACATAGTTTGGCTTAAGGTATATCGATCACGGGTATTTCAACAATCCCGCAATGACAATTCAGATGGAGAGTTTAAACAGCGTGAAGAATGAAATTGATAACATAATAGGACAAGTGCAAGAAACAACTGTGGATATCGGTCGATCTACGGGACATTTCATTTCCCATTCTCAGGTAGAATCAATCCAAGCAAGCTTGTCCAAGCTTGTTTCTGAACAGGATTTGCTAGAATTTTCTAGTTCACTCTCTGACAGGCTTTCGTCTGTCGCATTGACACCAAGTGGTAGTGCTGCATCATCGCAACCAATCGAGGATCCTGACGTTGAAGAGGAGTTAAGTGCAAGGCTTTCAGTTTCTTTGGCGGAAAGGAGGATTCAGAAGCTCAGGGTGGAGATTGCAAAGTCAGATAAGG